ACATTTGGCTAGGCAAATGCCCAATTTTGACATAGGACCTCAAACAATCTAAACGGAATGACAACGGGCAGATTGTGCGACCTTGATAATAGCAGGTGAAATTATCCCCACGCAGTCGAGGGAAAGAGACTGCACATCAAAAACCGCTCTCAAACCCTGTACGAAGCAATTCGCCCAATCTTCTTGAATCACTCCGTCAGAGAGCGGTTTTTAATGACATAGAGACCTTGTCTCACTCCGTTTGCCCACTGTAACAGGTAGGCTTTTTTACAGTATTCCTTGAAAAGAAAGTTTATGACATAATGTAACAAAATCTATGTCAATGACTTGACAATTTTCATACTGATTATTTGTATTAACTAATTGATTTTTTTAAAGTAAAACCTTTTAACCAAGGAATGATTATATGAAAGTTACATTTATAATAATGAAAGACAATGATTCCAATTATAAAAAATGTCAAGAACAGCTTCAAAAATACAAGTGGAAAAACTTTGATAATGGAACACTAAATAACAATTATATTAGGTATGCTATTCTAAATGAGGAAAACAGTTTAATTGGCTTTTACCAACTTATTGAAATGCAAGATCCTTGGGAGGATAAGGCAAGTTGCGAGCTATACAAGCTATTTATTTTTCCTCAATATAGAAAAAAAGGATATGGTTTATTAGTAGCTGGAAAGCTAATAGAGAAAATTTATCAAGAATACAATGAATTTTATATAGAAATATTAGATGAAACTCAAGATTTCTGGTGTAAAAGCATTGGTCACTTTATAGAAGAAAAATATGAATGTAGTAATAATTTCAGAGTCCAAGGTGGAACACGGTGTATCTTTAGAAAGCGTCTCCACGAGGATATAAAAATTTAGTTAGAAAGTAGTAGCAAATTTTCACAATCCCACTTTACAGCGTGGGATTTTTTATTTGACAACCGCAAAATCTCGGATTAAGATAACCGCACTTACTTCTTCAGCGGTTTTCCGCACCCGACAGCATAGCGGTTTTTTTATGCCTAAAATTCACACTTCTCATATCTGAGAAGTGAAGATCTAAGATCGGGGCGAGAGAGCGATATACAATACATCTGAATAAGCTCCGCCGTCTGAAGCGGTAAGTTGAACCCCGATCAGCCCTGATAACTTAAAATCATCTCCTCGATGAGTGCAGTTTTAGATTTACCCGTTCGTTCACTTAATAGATTTAAATATTGGATCGTTTCTTCTTTCAACTTAAAACCAACCATACGTACTCCTCGTTTTTTATCAGAACGGTCTTGAATTTCTTTTTTTGTCATTGCCATATCAGCTTCCTGTTGATTTTTAAAATCTAAGTTGTTATATTAGGAGCCGTTGGGGGGAGTACCAGTCCCCCCGCAGGGTTATCCATTAACTAGTAAGCGTTTGAACTTACTACCAACAAGATAACTAGGATTGCGATTTTCCAGAACATAATCCTAGCTCCTTTTTAAGACCGCTCACTACAAGGGCGGTTTCTTGTTCTAAAGCACCTTGCCTTAGATATGACTATTGTAGTTAAAACTATATTTAATTGCAAGTATTTTTTGTAGTTTTAAATATATTTTTTATTTGACAACCCTAACACTTTATACTACTATCCGCCCTAAGGTGTCAGAACCTTTTCTTAAGCGGCGGTAGTAAGCAGATCGCCAAAGTGCGGTCTTTTTTTATGCCGAAATCTCGACTATGTCGAGAGGGCGACTAATACAATACCTTCGGGGAATACGTCCACCCTTAACCGCTTAGGAGGGTTCTGAACCTCTCGACTCCACTGTCAGAAGTGGATTATTTCAGAAAATCTAAGCGGAGATGTCATTATGACAAACTTATCAATTCTTAAAACCTCAATTCGTAGTCTTGATGGACTTTACTCTTTAACTGATCTTCACAAAGCAAGTGGTGGAGACGAAAAACATAAACCAGTTTTATTTTTACGTTTAGATCAAACCAAAGATCTTATTTCAGAAATTGAGAATGACAAAGTACAGATCTGTACTTTGCCAGTAAAAACTGTTCGAGGTGGTAAAAATCCAAGTACATACGCCTGTGAGGAATTAGTCTTAGCCTACGCAACTTGGATTAGCCCTAAATTCCATTTGGTCGTACTACGGGCATTTTTAGCAATGCACCGGAATGAACCGAAACAACTTGCTTTGCCTGAACCAACGGTAGATCGAGAATTTCAACAGACGATGATTAAAATCTTAAACTACGCCCGCCAATACGAGCAATTCCAACGTGCAATCTGTACGAAACGAGGTGAAGAACAAAGACGACAAATTGAGTTCTTCTTCTCTGATATTGTTGGCGATGACGGCTATCTGTTCATCTTCCGCAACAACATTACACAGGATATTCAAAAAGCAACGGATATGCTGTATTCGCAAATAACCCGATAAAAACCCACCCCAAACCGACCGCACTTTTCCCCGTGAAAATCGAGTGGCGGTTTTCTGCACCCCAAATTCAGCAAATCGACTAAAAAGGAAACAAAAAATGAAGAAACGAAAGAAACGCCAAAACCAAAGAAAATGTAGCCAACGAAACCAAACGGCAATGCGCTCTCGCACCGTATTTCTCAACGATCCACCGAAAAAGGACACCATTATGCACAAATCAATCTTTGAATTTCTCGCCTTTCTTGGCAAAGGCACACTTGTTTTACTCGCCACCGCAATCGTAGTGATAGCCATTTTTAGTGGCTCTCAAGCGTGGGGCAACCCAACCGACTGGCACAATAATGAAGTCAGCGAGCAAATTAGCCAACAAGCCCGAGCCGAAGCCCGAAAATTGTGGCGTGAAGAAAATGGAGACTGGCAACCAAATTTAACCCCACAGGCGGAGCAGGAACTCCTCCACTACACCGCACAAAAACAAGCAGAAATTGACCGCACTTTGAGGATTCAAAAATGAAACGAATTTACCCACCACATCAATGCGACAGCGACCACGATTATGGCGACCAATTTGACGAACCTCAAGGCAAACCCGAACCGGATATTTACGATTGGAGAAATGAGGATGACTACAACGGTGAGGTGGTGTGGGAAGCGCCACAATAATCCATCCAAACTTAACACACCCTTTAAAAAATACGGAGAATAACGATGTTTGAACTCATCTTATCGACAGAAAGCAAAGTGCTTTCGACCAATATTGTCGATTTTGAAAAACAAGCCGAACAATATCTTGCTACGCTAACCAATACCTTTGAAACCGATGACGATTTTGCTAAGGCAAAAGAGGAAGTGAAAGCGCTCAAGGAAATTGAAACCAAAATCCGCACGGCAATTAAACAAACTCAAAACGGCGATATTGCGAATCTTATCGCTACGGCAGAACAAATCGCCGACCGCTTTAAAGATGAACGGTTAAGTCGTGAAAAATTGGTGAAAAATAAAGAGGCAGAAATCAAAGAAAATATTGTGATGGCAGCCTTTGAAGAAGTCCAAAGTGTTCGCAGTGGTTTTGAGAGCAGCGTATCACTGGCGTTAGAAAAGATTATACCGAAAAGTGTCATTACAAAACGCCTTGAGGACGCCACCAAAAGACGAAGTACATTAAACACCCTCACAAGTGCGGTCAATGCCGAAACACAGGCGGTTAAAGCCGAAATTGCAGAAGAAGCCGCTCGCTTATCAGGCAGACTTAAACTGATTCCTGCAAGCTATGATTATCTGTTTAAAGACTGGCTCGAATTGATTACCGGCACAGAGGATTTAACCTTAATTGTGCAGCAGCGCATTGAGGCAGAACAACAGCGTGAAACGGAATTAAAAGCAAAGGCGGAACAAGAAGCCAAAGCAAAAGCCGAAGCGGAAAAGGTGCAAGCAGAAGCGAAAGCTGTTGCAGAGGAAATGAATCAACAAACTGCCCCACTGCCACAAAGTGCGGTCGAAAATTCCTCTGAAAATACCACCGCACTTTCTGATTTTATTATCAGCATTCGTTTAAATAACACCACTCAAGCGAACGCCGTTAGTATTGCTCGTGAATTAAAAACACGTTTCGGCGATGCAGTGAGACTAAATCAAGCTAAATGAGGAAAAGAAAATGACAACAGCACTCCAAACCCTTACCCACAAACTCGCAGAACGCTTTGATATGGGAGACGGTTCCGGTTTAACCGAAACGCTTAAAGCCTCCGCCTTTGCCGGCGCTAATGTAAATGACGCTCAAATGGTTGCTTTATTGGTTATTGCCAACCAATATCAACTTAACCCTTGGACAAAAGAAATCTATGCGTTCCCCGGAGGCAATGGCGGATTAACACCGATTGTCGGCGTGGACGGTTGGATTCGTATTATCAACCGAGAACCGCAATATGACGGAATGGAATTTAGTTTTTCCGAAGACTATTCATTTTGCACTTGCACTATCTATCGCAAAGATCGCAGTAAACCCATTGTCGTTACTGAGTTTCTGCAAGAGTGTTTTAAAGCAAACAGCCCGGCGTGGAAATCCCACCCTAAACGTATGTTGCGCCATAAAGCGATGATTCAATGCGCACGTTTAGCCTTTGGTTTTACCGGTATTTACGACCAAGATGAGGCAGAGCGAATTGCAGAAACTAAAGAACCGATTAATGTGACACCACAACCGACAGTGATTGAAGCTCAAGTAATCGAATTAATCACACCCGAACAGCTTGAAGAAATGAAAAACCTCATTGAAATCACACGATCTGATGTCAATGGCGTACTTGCCGCCTGTGGAGTATCAAATCTTGAGAAAATCCCCCAAAACCGTGCAGAACACGCACTTAATAAACTACGTCATAAATTAAATCAACAGCAAATTCAAGATGATAATTTAGGCGAGGAAATCCGGTTATGATAGATGATTTAATCACACTGAATTGTGAACAAGGCACGGAGGAATGGCTAACCGCAAGGTTAGGCATTCCCACCGCCACAGGCATTAGTAACATTGTCACCCCAACCGGAAAAAAATCAAGTAGCTGGACAGGTTATTTAGCCGAACTGGTTGCCGAAAGTGTCGAAGGCCTAGGTGAAGACAGCTATAAATCCCTTGATATGCAGCGTGGCAATCAACTTGAACCGCAAGCGAGAATGGCTTATGAGTTTGAAACCGATTGTGAAGTGGTACAAGTTGGTGGGGTTTATCGCAATGCAGACAAAGATATGATGATAAGTCCTGATGGACTGATTCCGAGTTTACGAAAAGGTTTGGAAATCAAATGCCCGAAGATGAAAACCCATATCAAATATCTACTTGAAGGCGGTGTGCCGAATGAGTACCTCATTCAAGTACAAGTTGCCCTATGGGTAACGGGTTATGACACTTGGGATTTTGTCAGCTATTGCCCGGAATATCAAAAGCAACCTATTTATATCTACACTGCACAGCGTGATCCGAAATTGATGAAAGCCTTTGACGAACATATCCCCCAATTTATTAAAACGCTTAATGCGTTGAAAGTGAGCTAATTCCATTCCGGAGATTTTATTATGAAAACTTTTCCACTAACAGAAAGGCAAACAGCATATTTTCTCAATATTGCTAAAAACAGCAAATCAGGTTTTATTGGGGTAACTTGGTACAACCCTGAGCAAAAATGGAAAGCTCATATTCAGCATATGGGACAAAACTTTAATCTTGGCTTGTTTGATAATCCCGTTGATGCTGCTATTGCTCGTGACAAAAAAGCGATGTCGTTATGGGGAGAAAACGCCGTCACTAACGATAAATTAGGGCTTTTATCAGAAAATGATCGTGAAATATGGATACCTGATGACATTGAGAAAATAAAATCTCAAATTAATCAATCCTTACCGAAACATTTAATCTACTTTGGAAGATTATTCTTTGTTCAAGTCAGCCTTTCAAGAGAGCGTGGATTAACTTTTGCCGAGGCAATGAGGCAAGAACCAAAGCTTAATAGCCTATCGAAAAAGGATCGCACCAAAATATTAATGCGGTTAAAACAAGAACGCTTCATCATTATTGATGAACAAAATAAAAATAGCGTAGATAAAAATCGGGTCTATTCAGCCAGTTATCCACCTAATCAACAATTAATCAAGGAATCCGAAATGACAATTAAAAAGGACACATCAATGACATTACAAAAACAAACCTCTCTTGAAAACAAATCACCGGAAGAATTACTCGCAATGGCAGAAGAACTTAAGAAATTATCGGAAGCGAAAAAGCAAGAAATAGCCAACGGTGATGTTATCAGAAAAACATTACGCCCACTCGTACTGAATGCTTTCCAAACGAAGGGCAAGTTTGAGCGTAAACTCAATGAGTTATTAGACGTATCCACTGAACTTGATAATGCGTTAAATGCACTGCGTGATGCAATGAAATAACCACCGCCCACTTAACTGTGGGCTTTTTTATAGGTAAACAAAATGACCAAAAAATACGAACTATTAAAAGACGATACCAAAGATTATTTTGGAAGAACCCTCTACCGCATTAAAGCCTTAATCTCTTTTGGTGAGGTGGTTGCCGGTGAACTGGGTGGCTATATTGAAGCAGAAAAGAATTTAGATCAGTCCGGTAATGCTTGGGTGTTCGGTGATGCTCGGGTGTCCGGTAATGCTTGGGTGTCCGGTGATGCTGAGGTGTACGGTAATGCTGAGGTGTACGGTAATGCTTGGGTGTACGGTAATGCTCGGGTGTCCGGTTATGCTGAGGTGTACGGTAATGCTTGGGTTAGATCTTGCGCCATTATATCCGAGCGAAAAATGATTTTCTGGGCGAGTAATGTTGGGTCAGAGAACGGCACGCTTACGGTGTTTAACGGCAAAGATGGATTAATTGTGACACGTGGCTGCTTTACCGGATCAGTCGATGAATTTTTAGCAAAATCCGCAGAGGTACACGATGAGAAAACAAAACGAGAATATCAATTGTTGATCGAAGTGGCGAAAAGTCGGATTTTGAGTGAGGAAAAATCATGCCAAATGAAGTAAAAATTACCCCAGCACTCCCTTACAGCACGGCGGTAAATATGTTCACAGTGTGGATATCTATCGTCTTTCAACGGGCGGAAATCGCCAAGCTAACGGAACTAATTAATCTACTTCAAATAAACTGGCTTTTATTCGACAGCGAAAGCCGCGAATATTTTATCTGCCAGTTCCAATCTGAAGCGGATTATTCGCAGCCAAACCAAGATTATCACCGTTTATTGACAGATTTCATCACTTGGGCAATCAATCCACCGAATCAAAGTGTGGTATCGCAGCCGCTCAATGCGTTTGTTGAGTTGCCGGTAGTTAAACAAGCACGCTCTTAATTAAGGGCGTTTTTTATGAGGAATAAATTATGTTTTGGTTTAAAAATGTCATTATCTATCGATTAACAAAATCCCTTAATTGGGATTTAACACAATT